TCCCACTGCTCCCACCCGTTGCTAACTAGCCATAGGATATAGGAGTTTCTCGATTTTTCTATGACCAATGTATATATGTGATTACTGATACGGCGATTTATGCGGAATAAAATGATAACGCTATGCCCGACAACGTACGAACTCTCGAAGAAGATGCCCAACTTTAGTGCTTGGGTTCGACAAAAGGTCTTAGAGAATGGACAAAAGACTGGAATGACCAAAGAGAATAGAACAATGTTTCACCGCGTTTGTGGATCAGATGTTGAAGCTCGATGGGAACACTTCACAGATGGAACTTATGCTTGGTTTGGATTTTGTGAAACATGCGCGCTTGATGTAACTTGGAGGCCTCGACAATGAATTGTGAATCTTGGATGCTATGCAGTTTGTCTCATGTTTGCAAATGCCCATACTGCAAGCAAACACCATGTAGACTTAACCAGGAGGAAGAAGAATGAGCGATGATAACTATCACACTTGCGAATATTGTGGAGCAACACCACTTTGGGAAGATGAAATGTCTGACGAAGAACCAGGTAAATGTCTTGAATGTGTTCGAGAAGAATGCTCACATTCAAACATTCTTCGAGAATACCAGGGGAGCAACGATCACAGAGTTCGATTCTTAGAGCTCTGTTGCAAATGCAAATCTTCGAGAGAAGTTCGATTGTACTTTCACAACAAGTATCCATCTCGAACAGAGTGGGAATACACTGGCGAGTATTAGTCCTGGTTCTTTCTGAATTCTGCTGCGACTCTCATTGCAGCTGCTACCGACAAAGCCATTCCTCGAAGTCTTGGATTTGTGACTGCGATCTTTGTCGCTCGCTTAGCCAGAAGTAAATCTGATGATCTCGAAGTTCCATTCTTGGCAATGTCCTCATCATGAAGCATACATGCGCGGTCTAATTCATCAATTGGTTTTACAAAATCCAATTGAAACATTTTTGCTTCTGGATGGTTCTTACCGCGTGTCCAGTTAGATCCACAGTAGTGTCCGTGAATCTTTCCAGTACCTGGTACTTTCACAGCCATGTCCATGCCATCAAGATATAGTCTGCCACAGTCGCGCCAGCAACTGTGACCAATGTAGCAATTGAAAGAAAGACATTGAACTTCATCAATGATTCAAGAGATGTTTCCTTAGCTTCTTTTTTCTCTGCTCTAGCCATAAGCCATTCAGCAAACTTTGTCGTTGGTGTTTTCTTAACTTCTAATTCTTCTTCCATGGTAATCAAATATCCTGTTGTAGTAAGTATGATCGGCGTAGTTCCATAACTTGTTCGAGATCGGTAAGTTCTGTTTTATGTCCGTTAATGACAAGTTGCATTTCAGGAACAGAGATGACATCACCAAGGTTGAACCCACCATCGAAATTGACAATACGATAAACATACAATCGGTCAGACATAGTTATCTTTGCATCGCCCCAGAATGACTCTCCTGCGATTCTTGTCACAGAACCAGGAGCTTCTATGTCATTAACGATCTTGCGATAACGACCAAAGATAATTTCATCAGTAGAAAGAACTTCTGTGTTTGATGGCTGTGCATCAGAAAAAACACCTGGTAATCTTAATTGGAAAAGTGTGCCACTTAATCCAGCCTCCCATCTATTGAAGTTAAATGGTGTATCTGTTATGAGGATTATTTCCATCATACTTGCTGTTACGTTATATGGTGGTTGTGTATTCAAGAAAAACGAAGCTGTATAGTTAGGAGGTTGGTAAACATCAACATGACTTACTGCCAGTGCTTTTTCCATGTGTGTAGTTAAACCACTAATGTCAATTGAATCTTCTTGAATCCACATACTTGGATTAACACCTATACCACGAAATGCGACTGGATAATCTGCTACTACATCCACCCATTCAAGCGGAGGTGTATTTTGAACGGATTTGTAAAAACCACGTAATGACTTCTTAATTTCAATCACTTCATCGACCTCTTTCTTTCTGCTGATCGCTTCCAAGACTTAGCAGCCTTTTTGAATCGTGCTTGATGGTTAGTACGCGGATGCTTCTTCTTGAGTTTAGCAAGTTCCTTCTTCATGTATTGATTGTATGCTGAAGGTTTTCTTGGCTTCTTCTTGGGGGTACTCTTCGCCTTTGGTTTGACGGATGCTTCTGGCGAAGAAGTACCTTGGGAAAGTGCAGCTCGAATTACTCGGCCAATTTCCTCATCTGTTAATGACAACTGAGATCACCTCAGTTATCAGCAGCAGTTGATTGGATTGCAATAGCCATGAAGTCTTTCTGGCTGAGTGTAACAATAGAAGCAGTAACTCGAACAGTAATGTTTGATTGAGCAGTGGTTGTTCCTGTGCATTTTGCTTCAAGATATAGGCTGTCGTTTACAACGATTCGGCCATCCATTGCACCTTTTCCAAAGTTATCTGGATATAGATCAGTTCCCATATGCAAATCGTTTGTGTTGCCCTGGGTAAGTGAAGCAGATGAAACTAAAGCTCTATCATTTGCAAAAGCCAATCCACCACGGTTTAGATCGAGAACTTGAACCAGGTATTCAGACTGAGCAGGCATTGAATTAAGAACTCCATCTCCAGCTGTCGCACCTTGGAAGATATAATCAACGGCATGAATAATCAATCCTTGACGATCTCCAACGTCAACATAAGAAGCAAGGTCAATGGTTCCAGATACAGCAGGCGTTGCACCTGTTGCAAGGGTAAGTCGTTCGGTAAGCGTAAATGGTGCAGTCTTTTTTGTAGCCATAATAATCACGGGTGGAGCAGCAAGTAGTTATCAGACGTATGACGATCCAGATCGATCCTACTTGCTCCTCCATTACTTACTAAGCAAATGAGGCTTATTAACGTGCCTTTCAGAACTTGCAGTCCCATCTCCGCGACGAAGTCGCCCAAAGCAGCGCCACTACAAACAACAAGTGTTTGTTAGTCATCCCACTGCTCCCACCCGTTGCTAACTAGCCATAGGATATAGGAGTTTCTCGATTTTTCTATGACCAATGTA